AAATACCCTGACCAGCCCTCTACGGCCACCGCAATGCCCGCAATGTGCCCTTTTCCAGTGACATTACCAGAGCCTAACTCTTTTAAGTGTGGATCATTAGTCTCTAAATCTATTGCTATTTGTTTGGCACCCCGAAGATCTTTAAGTTCATCCGGCATAACCCATTCCGTCTCTGGTGTAAACAGAGGTATCTGTGTGCTTCTCACTTGTAGTCCCTTTCAATTATCATCTCAATAAAATGTATTGCTTTAAGTAAATCTTCTTTACCATTCTTATCTTGATGTCTGATTATATATTTTATAGCACATCCTTCAGGATATAAAAGTTTATTTTCAACTACAAACTTACTTGGCTGTATCACATACTTTTGATAGTGACTCCCGCCGTGCTGCTTGTCCCATACTTTGCTCATAATATATAAGCCCGATCAAAATCTCTTGGATCTAAGACGTGTAATTCACGCTTCGCTCTCGTCGCTCCAGTGTAAAACAATCTATGTAATTCATCCGGATCATAACTCATCGTTTCAAGTGCCGCGTTCGTTATGTCTTGCATCAATAAAACTTTGTCAGCTTCTCCTCCTTTCGCTCCGTGTATTGTTGACATTGTTATACGAGGATTCTTATTTAACATCTCACCATTCGCCCTCATATTACGAATGTAATTTTCTGTAATAGGATCTAATCCTTCAAATGCTTCGTACCAAACTTCTTCAGTAACTAAACCGTGTTCAAATCTACAATCTCTTAAAGTATATTTTTCATCAGATCGTAATGTTTTACCTTTTGTAAAACCTGGCAAAACACTGGTTCCTAAATATTCATAAATGTTTTTTATTTCCAGGTGATTCAACATAGAACCTTTACGCCAAGACTCCCAGTTATTGATAGCTAACAATAATTTTAATGGTATAGAATTACGTCCTTTGTAAGAATAGTACCAACCTTTTAATTCACACACTTCTTTTACTGAGTCTAAAAAATGATTTGCAGAAGATAATACTAACCAGTTACCTTCTGACATATCTACTTGTGTAATGTCAGAGTATCTTCGTAGCAATCCTTCTTCTGTTCTTGGTTGGTAATCTTTATCGAATCTGTTTTGTACTTGATTAATTATTTTTTGTGATAGTTCGTGTATGGGTCCACCAGGTATTCTGTATGATTGATCTAAAGTTTGAATGTCATCTACTTCTTCTTTGAGTGCAATGAAATGATCTACTTCTGCACCAGCCCATTTAAATATTGCCTGGTCGTCATCACCTGCAATATAAGTTTTGTTTGCTCTACTCCACATTTTACGCACCATCTCCCACTGCAATAAAGATAAGTCTTGAGCTTCATCAATAAACAAAACCTCAAACTTATTTATTGTTTCTTTGTTTATAAAATCTTCTAACAAATCGTTGAAGTCTTTCAATCTTTTTTCTTGTTTAAATCTCTTTAACTCTTCTGATAAAAGATATAAAGTATTGCGTTCGATATCTAAAATATTTTTACGAGAATCATAATACTCTAATAGATCCATTCTTTTTACAGCTGCAGTATTTATTATTGTAAGATATTCATTATCAGAATTAAATGTACCATCACTCTCAGAAAATTTTGCAGTCTTAATAGGAATTCCACATTTCTCACCAAACTCTTTGTAGTCATTTGCGTCCATCATTTTTTCTTTTGTCATACCCAATTGATTAAATGCATAGGAATGTAGAGTTCTAAAGAATGCTAAATCATTCTCTATATCCAGGCCAAACTTATCCGCGGCCCTCGTTGCTGCTTCCGTTGCAGCTTTCTTTGTGAATGAGAAATAACCTATCTGTTTTGGTCTAACGCCGTCCTGTATGAACTCGTCTACTAGATTCAACAGCGTCGTTGTCTTCCCCGTTCCTGGTGGTCCTAATATAATTGTCTTCATTCAAATGTTCCTTCTCTATTAATTTATTTATTTTGTCTTTATTACTAAACGCGTACAAAGAGGCGTTATAATCGAGTGGAAATATTTCGTAATATGGTCCTTCTTTACCATTACATCCTTCTCTCAAAGGATATATTTCTAATTGATATTTGTGTTTACTAATTGTTATTTCTTTTACTACATAGTTAGTCATTAGAAATGCTCCTCTTGATAAGGTACTTTAGAAACAGATGCTTCTGTTTGTTTCATAGTTGTTATCTTAATTAATCTTGGTTGTTGTTTTTTAATACGTACTCTTTCTTCACCTACAAATGCATCGAGTCTTTTTATTAAGTTACCAGTTTGTGTTTTGTCTTTGTCCCAATGATTTCGTTTACAAAAATTATAAAAGTCTTCCATTCTAAAATATGTAAATTCTCTTTTCTCATCTGTAAAAGGTAGCTTGTTAAATATATCATCCATCGTTCTTGCTGATTGTCTATTGGTTGTCCAGTCTTGCAAGAGTCCAGTAAGTTCATTGACTGGATCTAAAGACTCTAGTGGTTCAACCTCCTGCAGAGTCTGCATCATAGGTTTAAGAAAATGTTGTTTCCAATCTTTTGGTTTTGGTACTGGTACAACTAGATTCGCTTGATCTAAACACGCCAGTGCAAAAAGTTGTGGACTGTAAAGTTGTTCTGATTTTAATTCTATTCTTTTTTTATCTACACTTAAAAACCATTGTGGTGGATTCGATGCATACTTTGTAAGACTACCCAACACCGGCATCTCTTCTTCACCAAATCCTACACCAAATCTTTTTGTTCTACATAAACCAGATTGACAAACTGCATTGATAGGTGCATCTTTACATCTGTATTTATCATAACCTTTTCTGTTTACTGATTTAATTAGTTGTTGCACTTCACTATTACTAAGTGCAGGTTCCATATAATTTAAATTTGCTTCTACAATTTTATCTTCCCAAGTATCTGGATGTGATTGTTTATAATATACTGCAATATTAAATAATGCATTGTTCCTGGAACCTTGTCCAAATCCTGTTGTTGCAAGTTTATTTAAACAAGGTGGTCCTCCAGGAAATGCTTCTTCTATTTTTTTCTCTTCTGTTTTGATTTCGTCGATTGCCTCTTTGGTACAAACATATTTATCATAGAGCTGATAAAATTCTTCAAGTGTACAACCGGCGCCATTATCGTTGATAGCATAACGCAATCCTTTCATTTCATTGTAGTAGGGTAAGTTTAAAAAGTTACCAGTGTCCCCACGTTCCACTAATATCTCTGTTTGTTTTGGAAATATTTCTGACCCTTCATACCCAAGTATGGTAGCCATAGATTTTAATTTTGATTGCATCAAAGATGCAGGAATGTTTTCTTTGGTAAATAAAAATACGTGTGCGCCGCCAGACTTACTACGGCAAACTATTAATGGAAGATTATTGGACCTAATACTTTTAATGAGGCTAGTATGATCAAAGTTATATTCGTCAATATCAATACACCCCCACCTACAACTATTATTTTCCGTGATAGGGATGATTCCCAACGCTGGCCCTTGTCCTGCGATATGGTTTCTCCAGAGTTCATCTGTGACTTGTCCACGTACAATAAAAGCTTTGCCTTTTTGTTTTCCGTTGTCGCCACGTTCACCTGGTTGATATTGTCCATATGCTATTTCTAGTCCTAAAAATATTGATTTAAATTTATCCATTATCATTTCTTTGTAATTTGTAAAGGGGCGATCTCACAATCGCCCCAATATTGTTAGTATGGAGTTGAGTCCGATACTTTCTCTTCCACATCAGCTTTTGTTTGAACGTTCCCTTTAGACACATTACCTGCAAAATCCTTCGCAGATAAATACAAGGACTTGTCCTTTTGGTCTAAAATTCTGTCCATTGTTACAACCCAGCCATACCAAGAACCTTTGTCGTTCTTTTGCAAAGTAGACGATAAATTATAGACTACTCCGTGCATTGGTGGGATTGCAAAGCCACCCTTACCATCAGCAATTTGTGTGGTTTTCATCATAGAATTCCACTTTTTACTGACGTTTAGTTGTGTTGATTTCATTGTGATTAGAGCCGGTGTATACCCACCAGTCTTAGTCTCTATCATAACGAAATAAGATGCAGTCTCCTCAAGATAGTTACCATTCGGTAATCTTATCTTAGATCCCTCTCTTTTACCCGTTGTGATTATTGGACTGTTTGGTAGATGTACAGCTACAGGAGCACCTGGTCCATCACCTCTATCCGACCACTCTGGGTAGTCTTTTTTGTAGTAGCAAGGAATTACCTTGACACCTTTTTTACCATCGTAAAGTTCGCTGGTAACAGTATTATAGATCATACCAGGTTTGGCATCCTCTATATACTTTGCATCACCTGCAGTTACCTGCGGTGATAGCTGTCCTAAGATTCTAACAAAAGGTAACGCAAGATCAT